TAGTTATCTTGAAGGCGCTAATTTTCTCACAGCATCTGTTTCGACGCCTGCAGATGCTATGGGTCATTCTCTTCTTCTACTTTGGGGTCCTGAGTCTCAGGGAGATTTCGTCAGGTGGTGCCAACTTGGGGGACTCTGGCCTTTTGTGGCACTCCACGGATCTTTCGCTCTGATTGGATTCATACTGCGTCAGTTTGAGATTGCCCGCCTTGTAGGCATTCGTCCTTATAATGCAATCGCATTCTCTGGTCCTATCGCAGTATTCGTTTCTGTGTTCCTAATGTATCCACTGGGACAATCCAGTTGGTTCTTTGCACCTTCATTTGGTGTTGCTGCAATCTTCAGGTTCCTTCTGTTCCTTCAGGGTTTCCACAACTGGACCCTCAACCCCTTCCATATGATGGGAGTTGCTGGTATACTAGGAGGAGCACTGCTCTGTGCCATTCATGGAGCAACAGTCGAAAACACCCTATTTGAAGATAGTGATCAAGCAAACACTTTCAAAGCATTTGAACCTACACAGGAAGAAGAAACGTATTCAATGGTTACTGCAAACCGTTTCTGGTCGCAGATATTTGGTATTGCTTTTAGTAACAAGCGTTGGTTGCATTTCTTCATGCTATTTGTTCCTGTCATGGGTCTTTGGACTTCCAGCATTGGTATCATTGGTCTTGCCCTTAATCTTCGTGCTTATGACTTTGTAAGTCAGGAGATTAGAGCAGCAGAGGATCCTGAGTTTGAAACCTTCTACACAAAGAACATTTTGTTAAATGAAGGTCTTAGAGCGTGGATGGCACCAGTAGATCAACCTCATGAGAACTTTGTGTTCCCAGAGGAAGTTCTACCGAGAGGCAACGCACTCTAAAATAAATAAGGGAGTTCCAAAGAACTCCTTTTTTTATGGCATTTCTTCTAATGCTCTTTCTATTCCAACTCTTTGGCATCATTATGTTTATATTGTCTATTGTACAAGACCTATAAGTTTTTTGTATTGATTTGCAAACAGTCATTAATTTATGTTAAAATAAATAAAATTTCAAGGTTTTATTTTATAAACTATGATATTAGATCTGGCACATACGATTGCGGACTATACAATTTGTGGGGAAGGTAATGTATCTGAAAGAGTTGATAAAGATACTTTTTTAATTAAGGCAAGTGGTACAAGTCTTCATACACTCTCCGAAGAAGATTTAACTTTATGTAATACAAATGGAGCACAGATAGAATTAAGTCACAAGAAACCAAGTATTGAGACACTGTTTCATGCTTGGATTATGAGAACCTTTCCGAAGATTAATTATATCGCTCATAGTCATCCACCATATACCACACAGATTCTTTGTTCTGATGCGGCAGATGATTTTGCGAATCACCGTTGGTTTCCAGATCAAATTGTAAGAAACGGTCCTAAGTCTTGTTTAGTTCCTTATGCTCCTCCCGGAGAAAGAATTCTTGCATTAGTTGAGGAATATGTAACCAAGTTTGTGAATGAGGAAGGATATTTTCCTAAACTGATTCTTCTTAAAAATCATGGCATCATTACAGCATCTCCTTATCAAAAAGATTGTGCATCCGCAAGTTTGATGTGTGAAAAGTCTGCTGAGATTTTCGTTGGTGCCAAACTTCTTGGTGGTGTTCATTTCTTACCACAAGAAGAGGTTGAACATATTGAAAATTGCCCTGGAGAAAACTATCGTCGTAATATGTACTTTGAAGAATGATAACATCAGAAACACCATACAAACTCGCAGAGATTATTCGTGATACCTGGCCTGGACTTTACAGACCACACAAACCACCTTATAATAAAGAAAAGAAATTAAATGATGAACGAATACTGGATCGTAACTGAAAATAAGACTGGAAGAGTCATTGCTCATTGTGGCGATATCAATGATGCGATTATGATGGTTGAATTTAATCCGCAAAATAGATCTTACAGTCGTCAAAGATTTATTCTAGATCAGGTGATTGACATTACTTCAACAACTGATAAACAACTTCCAGGGCAGATTGGGTTACCAGCAGCACAAGACTTATACATTCAACAAGGTCAAGGAGAACCTGTGGTTGTATGAATCACAGAAAGCATAAACAAATTGAGAATCTTAGAAAGAAAAAGATGTACACCCCTGAGGGTTATTTGAAAGATCCTCCAGACGCACAATGTCCTTACTGTGGTAAAAAGCAAAAAGCGTGCTCATATGTCAATAGTCTTGCACGAGCTTGGGCACGTGCTGCCTGCAAAAAGATAAATACAGATAAGTCGCAGTAACTTATGGGACCTCTACATTCTCCAAAAGAATACTTGTTTAACTTACACGTAACAAGTTCTGGGGAGGCGAAACGAATGTGGAGGCAAAACATAAAAGAAGAATGGGGACATCAATGTGCTTATTGTGGGTCAGAGGAAAGACTCACAATCGATCATATTCTTCCCCAATCAAAAGGTGGGGCAGACGTTACAAAAAATGTAGTTTGTTGCTGCCACGATTGTAATCAGTCAAAAGGACACGAACACTGGAAGTTGTGGTACGTTCAGCAATATTTTTATAGTGAAGAAAGATTCAATAAAATAGAAGAGTGGATGAAACCAGATCCACCTACAAATTTGTTTGCTTATCGCCCTAGAAGGAATAACGCATCTTGAATAAATAAAAGAAAGCAGTATATACTGCTTCTTCTGGTAAATACCGAATGCGATTAGATGGCGACTCCATTTAGAATTAAACGATCTGCTGTACCAGGAAAGGTTCCTGCCGTAACAGATCTTCAACTAGGCGAATTAGCTCTTAACACGTTTGATGCAGACCTCTTTACGTTAAGGGCACGTCCTGGTATCGGAACGGATGTTGTCAGAGTCGGTTCGGGTGTAAGTGTTACAAATATTTTATATGTCACAAAAGACGGAAAGGATACTAATACTGGATTGAAACTTGGAGATGCAAAGGCAACAATTAAAGCGGCAGTTGCCATCGCTTCAACAATACCAGGATCAGTTGTTAAAGTTTCTGCTGGAACTTATGTAGAAGATAATCCAATTAAACTTGGTCCCCAGATCAGTGTGATAGGAGACAGTTTAAGAGAAGTTTCAGTTGTTCCTAATAACGCAAATCAAGATTTATTCCACGTTGCACCAGGCAATTATGTTGCCGAAATGTCTTACACTGGGTCATTAAATGCAGGTAAAGCAATCTTTGCTTTTGATCCAGATACGATTAGATATTTTTCACAGTCACCATACATTCAAAACTGCACAAACTTTATTCCGAATAGTATTGGATTAAAGATTGATGGATCAAAAGCAATTGGACCATTAAAATCAATGGTTCTTGATTCTTACACACAATATAATCAAAGTGGTGTTGGTGCTTCAATCACTAATGAAGGTTATGCTCAGTTAGTTTCTCTCTTTACGATTTGTGATGACGTTGCAGTTTTTTGTGGATCTGGTGGTGCCTGTGATCTTACAAACTCTAACTCATCGTTTGGTAATTATGGACTCATTGCTGATGGTGTAGGTCCACACAAATATACAGGTATTGTTTCCACTTCTGCAGATGCTGGATCTGATACTTTTGTTTTATCTTTTGATTCTTCATCTATTGGTGTTCAGACAGCATCATATGATAATGTAACTGGGATTTTAACGGTTACAACTTCTTCTAATCACAACTTTACTGTTGGAATGGGAGTTACGATTTCTGGACTTGAATTTACTTGTCCATCTGGACCAGGTATTGTAACTTATCCAAGTGGTAATAATGGTTATATTTTTGAAATCAGTTCGGTAGGTGCCGCTAATAGTTTTACCACAAATGTTGGACCATCAACTTTATCACATAGTTATCAAAGCGGTGGTACAGTTGCATTGAATATTATAAGACCATTTGATGGGCAGGTTGTTTATTTTGAAGACTTATATTATACAGTCAAAGAAATTAATATTACTAATCCTGGAAGTGGATATAATACACCACCAACAGTTACAATTGCTGATCCAAGTACTGTAAATGACTGGGGAGTTGGTGCTACCGCAGTTGCTGAAATGGTAGGAGGATCTGTTGATAATGTTGAAATGGTTTCGAATGGACGTGGATATACTTCAATTCCAACAGTTACATTCTCCTCTCCTGATGTGGGAATAAATACAGCAACAGGGGCAGTAAAACTACTTCCAACTTACTATTCAATCACTCGATCAACGCCAATATCGGCAGGAATTTGTACTATTACTCTGAATGAAAACGTTCCTTATGCCGTTGGAGTGGGTACAACAGTTCCATTCTTTAAACAAAGTCGTGTTCTTGCTTCTGGGCATTCATTTGAATATATTGGATCTGGAACTAATATCAATGCTTCACTTCCTGCTCAGGGTGGAGTACCCATTCAAGAGAATGAAACAGATTCAAGAAATGGAGGACTTGTTGTTTATACAAGCACAGATCAGGCAGGTAACTTCCGAATCGGTGATGGTGTTCAAATTAATCAGGTTACAGGAACTATTTCTGGTACATTTTATTCCAAGAGTTTGTTTGCAACAATGACGCCATTTATACTCGCATTAGGAGGAGATTAAAAAATGCCATTACCATTAAACGTATATCAGACAGTTACAAGAGTTGTTGATACTAATACAGTCGGAATTTACACCGCACCAGTAGGGTATAGTGGAATTATTCTACTGGCGCAGGCGGCGAACATTGGTAATCAGACTCATACTGTTTCATTCTCACATAAGAGATCAGTTGCTGGTATTGCAGTGACTACTGAAATTGTGAAAGATTTGCCAATACCTGCAAATGATTCTACAAATCTTTTATTTGGTAAATTAATTCTTGAAACTGGTGACTCTATTCAGATCAGTTCTGATAGTGCCACCAATGTAAAATTCATCGGAAGCATCCTAGAAACACTTAACTAATATTAGAAATGTCCCAACCATATAAGAGCGGTAGACAACAGAATCTTAATCTTGGTATTACCTCAGTTACCGAGAATCGCACAGTCTTACAGACTATCGGTAAGGTTGGGATTGGAACAACAAACGCACAAAACCACTCTTTGTTTGTTGTTGGGTCAACAAATATTACTGGTGACATTAATGTAGGCGGCGCATCTACATTTGTTGGTGTCGGAACATTTAGAGATAGTCTATATGTTCAAAATCAACTTTATGTTGGTGGTGTAAATGTTACTGGTGGTGCTTCAATTGGTGAAGACATCACTACAAGAAATCTTTTAGCATCTGGTATTTCTACATTCAATGGATCTATTGATGCAAATGCTGGTCTTGATGTAGTTGGTGGAACAACCTTAGACAATCTAAATGTAACTGGCATTGCCACCATTCAAAACCTGAATGTTCAGACTGGTTTTGATGTTTACGATACTCAGGCAGTATTCCATAACAATGTTCGTATTGATGGAAATCTGAGCATTGGTGGAACTACAACAATTATTAGTGCCCAAGATTTAAGAATCTTTGACAAAGAAATTACTCTTGGTGTTACAACTGATGCTTTTGGTAATGATATTTCAAAAGATAGCACGGCAAATCATGGTGGTATTGCGATTGCTTCCACTGAAGGTTCTCCATTAGTTGATCTTGCTCTTACTGGATTTAGTAGCTTACCAGCAACCTACAAGCAGTTAATGTGGGTTGCTGCAAACTCTTATGGTATTGGGACAACCGATGCCTGGATGTTTAATTATGCAGTTGGTATTGGATCAACTCTGGTTCCAAACGGAGTTCGTTTTGCAGTTAAGGAAATTCAGTTTACTGATAATGTAATCAGTGCTCCTAATCTGAATCTTTCAAATAATCTAAATGTTTCTGGTATTACCACTCTCGCTTCAAATGGTGGTATTACTACAACTGGTGGTGATCTCTATGTTGGTGGAGATCTTTATGTCAAAGATGATTTAGTTCTTGATGAACTAACTGCTCGTAATATTAATGTAACTGGTTTAACAACAGTTGGTGTTGTATCTGCCACAAGTGTCAATGCAACTGGAATAATCACTGCATTTTCTTTCCGTCCAAGCAGTGGTTACTATCAGTCGGCAAACGGAACCAATGGATTCTATGTTTATGATGGAACTGGTAATGTAGCATTCCAGGGAACTATCGGTGCTTCCAGTATTAATAATGCTTCTGGATATCAAGCAATTAATTTTGGTACAACTTCCACACCAACTGTTTTAATACCAAATGATCTAAATGTTACTGGTCTAACTACACTTGCCTCCGCTGGTGGTATTACTACAACTGGTGGCGATCTTTATGTTGGTGGAGATCTTTACGTCAAAGATGATCTTGTCTTTGACGAGTTTACTGCTCGTAACGGAACTATAACTGGATTTAGTACTCTTGGTATTGCATCTGCAACAACTTTATTTGTTTCTGGTGTTTCTACATTCAGAAGTAATGTAAGACTTGCTGATAATGCAAATCTATATCTCGGTGATGGAAATGACCTAAGAATATTCCATAATAGTTTTGATAGTTTTATTCAAGATGTTGGAACTGGAAATCTTTTTATTGATGCATCTAACACTTATTATAGAGCTGGCACACACTTTATTCAAAATTCCAGTTCATCAGAAAATCTTGCAGTTTTCACTTCAAATGGTTCAGTAGCACTTTATTATGATAACTCCAAGAAGTTTGAAACTTCTGGTGTTGGTGTAACTGTTTACGGAACATTAAATACTGAACAACTCAATGTTACTGGTGTTTCGACTCTTAGTGGAGTAGTAATTTCAAGTGGTATTGTTACATCATCTCAACCAGGAGTAACAACAGTTAAGTATTATGGTGATGGTTCAAACCTGATTGGTGTTAATGCGTTTAATGTTGTCAATCAAGTTTTAACGGCATCTCCTGTTTATCCAACCTTTGCCAACAACATTGGTGTTACTTCAATTGGTATTGCTGATACTGAGATGGGATTCATTCCCACATCAGGAAATCTTGGTATTGGTTCAACAAATCCAACTGCTAAGTTAAATGTTGTTGGTGATGCAATCTTTACTGGAGTTGTAACAGCAAGAAAGTTTGTTGGTGACATTGAGGCAACGGGTCCTGCATCAATCATTAGTGCTACAAACCTATATGTTTCTGGTATTGGCACCATTGATGGTGTTACGATTGCTTCTGGTATTGTCACATCATCTCAACCAGGAGTAACAACAGTTAAGTATTATGGTGATGGATCAAACCTGATTGGTGTTAATGCTTTCAATGTTATTCAGCAAGACATTACATCATCACCGGTATTCCCAACCTTTGCAAATAGCACTGGCGTAACTTCGATTGGTATTGCACCAACTCAAATTGGGTATGTTCCTACTTTTGGAAATCTTGGAATTGGATCGACAAATCCAACAGCAAAACTTCAAGTTATTGGTGATACTTTAATTTCTGGTGTTGTTACTGCAAGGCAATTTGTTGGTGATGTAAATGCTGGTATTGCAACCATCAATAAACTTGATGTAAATCAGATTTCACCAGATGGAATTGATTTTGGTGGTGCTCAATATCTATTGAGAGCAACTGGTACTGGCACTTGGGAATGGGCATCTATTCCTGGTATTTTTTCTGTTAACAATATCCTGAATGGATTTAATGTATATGATGAAGGAACAGTTGTAGGAACTGCTGGAAGTATTTCGAGTCTTGATTTCAGAGGCAATAACATCATTGCTTCTGCCGATCCTCAACCCAATGGAATTGCTACTGTTAGAGTTTCTGATACACCAACATTCTTAAATCTTACAGTTTCTCCTGGCATTTCCACCTTAGGGCATATAAGTGCCACATCTGCAACATTTACCGGTAATGTTTCTATTGCAGGAACATTAACATATGAAGATGTAACTAACATAGATGCGATTGGTGTTGTCACGGCAAGAAGTGATGTTATTGTTGGTGGTGGAGTATCTATCGTTGGTGCATCAACATTTAATAGTAGTGTAATTGTTGGTGCTGGTCTATCTGTTGTTGGAGTCAGCACTTTCAACAATACAGTTATAAACGGAACAATCAGTGTTGGATCCTCAACGGGAGTATCTGGTCAATATCTACAATCTACAGGAGTTGGTGTAACTTGGGCAACGTTCCCAACTCTTAGAACAACACAAACAAATATTGCAACTGCAGGACAATCAGCATTTAGTTTTGCATACAATATTAACTTCTTAGATGTATTTGTAAATGGAGTTAAGTTAACAACTAGTGAATATATTGCCGTAAATGGAACTTCTATTACATTAAACTCACCAACATTTGCTAATGATATTGTTGAGTTTGTTTCTTATAATACAACTAGCACTGGTGGATCAGGTGGTGGAGGAGCAACTATTATTGATGATCTTACCGATGTCAATCTGTCTCTTTATACAAATGGATCACTAGGTACATTTGATGTAGATATCTCTGGTGGAAATATGAGATTACTTGTTACTCCTGCAAGTTCTTCTTCTACAACTTATAAGATTAAGTTTACTGCGATTAAGATCTGATAAATACCTAAAAAGTAAGGGGATATTGAACCTTGCCTAATCAGAATTTTAGGGTCAAAAACGGACTTGAAGTAGGAACTGGTGCCACAATAAGTTCTGGTGGGAATATAACCGCAGGTATTATAAGTGCAACTTCCTTTGTTGGTAGTGGAAGTCAATTAACTGGCGTAGTTGCATCATCAGGAATTGCAAGTTATTCTAATGTCAGTGGAGTTTCTTCATCAGTAGTTGGTGGAGCAGTTTCTGCAACTAGTCTGACAGTAACTGGCGTCTCAACATTTGAAGGGGCAATCAGTGTAAGAAATGGATATAACTTAAATATTGGTGATAATAATGATCTAAGAATCTATAATGATGGAACTGATAGTAGAATTGAAGAAACAGGATCAGGATCTCTTTACATATCAGGATCTGATATCAATATTCAACAACATTCTACAAATAAAAACTTTGCAAAATTCATAAGTGGAGGTGCAGTAGAACTTTATTATAATGATAGTAAAAAATTTGAAACAACTGGAACAGGAGTTACTATTACTGGAACTCTTTTTACAAATCAGTTAAGTGTTTCTGGTGTTTCTACAATATCAGTCAATAGTTCTACTACTGCATTAAGAATTACTCAAACTGGTTCTGGTAACGCTTTTGTAGTTGAAGATGAAACAACCCCCGATGCAACTCCTTTTGTTGTTAACTCTAATGGTAATGTTGGATTGGGAACTTCAACTGCTACGGCAATACTTGATATTCGTGGTAACCCTTGGTTTTCTCCAAACATAACTGGTGTTAAAGCAACTGCATTAAGACTTGGAAGATTTGTTGATGGTGTAAATGCTGCTTATGATATTATTACTGATGATAATACAGGTGATGATATTGAAATTCAAAGTAACCGTTATACTGGGAGAATAAATTTTAGTAGAGCTTCACCTTCTGGAATTCAAACAACATTTCAGATATATTCGCACTATCAAACAGGGTCTTACATTTCAATTTCCAATATTACTGGGACCGCCACAAAAATACAAATTGACGAAGCAAATAATACTTTCTTTAATAATAGTGGTGCAGTTTTAGTTGGAACAATATCATCAACAGGAACTACAAATCAAAAACTTCAAGTCACTGGTGATGCTTATTTTTCTGGTAATCTTGGTATAGGATCAACAAATCCAACATCAAAACTTTCTGTTGTTGGTGTCGTTAGTGCTACATCTTTTTATGGTGATATTTCCAATGCTGTTTCTGGTAGATGGATTTTAGGAGCAGATGGCACTTCCAATTATACTTTTACTGGAATTGGATTTACTCAAACAGCAAATGACCCTACTCTTTATTTGAAGAGAGGTGAGGTCTATGAATTTGTTAATAACTCTGGTGGTAGTCATCCTTTCCAAATTCGTGTAAGTAATGGTGGTGCTACTTACGATAATGGTGTTACAAATAATGGTTCTTCAACTGGGACGATAAGATTTGAAGTTCCTTACAATGCACCTAATACTTTATATTATCAATGTACTAACCACTCAAGTATGGGTGGTACTATTACGGTATTAGGTGGAGGTGGTGGATTAACTGCCATTAGTTGGATAAACAGTTTATAATGATCAATAAATAACTCAATGCATAGATTTTTTCTAATCAATGGCTAATCCAAATATTCTGTCTGCCACTAGTTTGAAAGGATATGGTAAGGTTGTAAACCTTACCACTACAAATGCAACTGGTATTATTACAAATACTAGTTCAAGTAATCAGGTTATAAAGGTTAATTGTGTTCGTGCCACAAATTATGATGGTACTAATAGTTCTGACATAACTCTTAGTGTATATGATAGTAGTGAAGCATCTACTGGATATTTGGCTTATACTATTGCAGTTGTTGCAGACTCTACGTTTAATATTATTGATAAAACCGAATCTATTTACTTAGAAGAGGGTGATTATTTGCAAGCGACCTCAAGTAGTGCTAGTGATATTTCAATTTATGTTGCTTATGAGGTTATTGAATAATGAGCAAAAAAGATATTCTTGGCGGATTTAAGGGAGAAACCAGTTCTTTAATAGTTTCTGATTTGACTGGAACATATGATGGTAAATATTCTGCTAATGAAATAATGAAACTTAGGTATAGAAATAGTTGGCCAAAGTGGTCTATTGGTGAAGGTAGGGGATGGTACGTGCCTAGATCTGTGGCTGGATCTGGAACTACGAATTTTACATCTTCACTTCCTAATGCAACTCATGTTTTTGTAATTGCTGCTGGTGGTGCTGGTAGTGGTGCTGCCGATAATGATTGTCAGGGGCAAGGTCCAGGTGGTACTGGTGGATTTGGTAAGGCACTTGTTTCTTTGAGTGCGGTTGGATCAAACGTAGCAAATTTTAATGTTGGTAGTGGAGGTCCTGGTGTTAGTGGTAATGATGCTGAGGGTGCTGCCGGTAATGCAACTAATATTACCATAGGAAATTTTAGTATCACTGCTAATGGTGGTGGAGGTGGAAGAAGTAAAAATGGTGGTGGAAATGCGGGTGATAGTGGAAATTGTAATTTTAGTAACGCTTTACTTTCTTCAACAAGCAATGTGTTTTACAGTCCTTTACTACAAAATATGGTTACGATTGCTGATGCCACATTCCAATCTGTTCAAACTAGCGTTAGTGGTGGTGGAGGAGGGTGTGGTGGTAGTAGTGGGTCTGGGCAAAATGGATTTGTTTATATGAGATGGGGAAATGGAATTAATGCCTCAACCACTTTAACACCATCAGAAGATCCACCAGGTTCTGGCAATACTCATCCTTATACTGCTTCTTATTAATTTTATTGATTTAAATTTTATATGTACACTGAAGTTACTGATTTTATTGAGATATATCAATCTGTTAATATGGATTGTGATAGTATAATCAATTGGTTTATAAACAATAAAGACAAACAAGGATCTGGTATTATATACCGTGACACTGATGTTCTAGTTGATATTGATACCAAAGATACCGTAGATATTTCCTTATCTCTGGCGCAGGTAAAAAATGATAAGGAAACATCAAAAATTTTTTATAATCTATTTGCTAATGTAAGTCAGGCATTTAAACAATACATTAAAAAATATAATATACTGGAGGATATTAATATAGAGATTGATGATAGTTTTAATGTTCAATATTACGATAAGGGACAGCACTTTAAAAGATTTCATTTTGAATCTTCTGGTGCTACACACAGAAAAAGAATTTTGACCTGGATGGTATATTTAAATGATGTACCTGATGGTGGAAATACTGTGTTTCCGTATTATAATTACTCTATTCAACCTATTAAAGGACACATTTTGATTTGGCCAGCTGAGTTTACTCACACTCATTTTGGAGATGTTGTAATTGATGAAAAATATATTGTTACTGGATGGTTTAATTTGGTAGAAAAAAATCAATTCTTTATGCAAAGACCAACAGTAACAAAGGAAAAAGTAATTTATTTTAATATCTAAATATGGAATTTGAATTTCAAGTAAGCGAAATCTTTCCCAATCTTATTATAAAGAAAGATCTGGATGAATACATTACTGATAATGTATTAAAAACTGTCGAAAATGTTATAGAAAATATGACGGAAGAAATTCCTTTATCTGATGCTTATAGTTCAAGAAGAGAAATGTTTACTCTCTTTGAACTATCTGATTTAGAGGAACTTAAAAAATATTTGTTGGATAGTATTATAAAGTTTACTTTACAACAATATCAACTGCATAAGATTGATATTAGAGAAACATTTGTAGTTAGTATCCCCAAAAATGGATACTATGAACTAAGAAAAAATTATCATTCATCTTTTCATTTATTAATTAATCTTTCTAATTCCACAGAAATTGTATTGCAAAATCCTTTGTTTTTTGGTAAGACTTTTGAATATCAAGTAGAAACCTCAAATAAATATAACAGTCAGTATTCCATTATTCCATTTGGTAAAAATGAAGCTATGATAATACCTTCTGGAATTTATTATGGTTTTCCAAAAAGAAAAGAAAAATTAAACTTTATCACGGCAGTAATTCGATGACTTGGTACAAATATAAAGACGAAAAACCTACAAATGGATTACCAACACGAATTCGTAATGATGATGGATCAACGATTACTTGTTTAAACGAATGTTCAGAATCTGAATTAAAAAATCTTGGTTTTGTTATTGTTGATGATCCACCATATTATAATGAAAATAAAGAAGAAATTTTTTACGATGACAATACATCTACTTGGATAGTTCAAACTACAACTGATCCAATTAAATTGGATAATGGATGGAAACAGAGTGATTTTTTTAAAGATAAATTAAAAATTAAATTGTTAGAAGAGGCATTAGAGTACGTTAAGGGTGGAGGAACAATCTCCACATATTTTGATAGTGCTCTAACAATAGTAGATAATATTACCAAGCAAAATTATTCAAGTCCATTTGAATTTGATTGGAGATATCCTTCAAGTATTGGGTATACTGAAGATATTGTTGTTGGTATAACTTCTACAGAATATAGAATGATTAATAGTGCTTTTACTAATTTTGTTAGTCAAACGTATATACCTAATCAAAAGTATTAATCATAAATAACTAAAAACCAATAATGGCAAACAATAGGGAATTATCACAAGTTGCTGGTTTTATAATAGTAGATGATTCCAGTAGAAATATTGGTATTGCTACGACGGCGACTCCCTATGTTGGCATCGGGACCACAAATCCACAGGCAAAACTTCACGTTGTTGGTGATGTAATACTTGATCAGGTTAAAGTTACATCCTCAGGTATTGTAACTTCTTCTCAACCTGGAATCACAACTGTCGTTTATTATGGTGATGGATCTAACCTTATAGGGGTTAATGCATTCAATGTCATTAACCAAGATCTAACATCTTCACCAGTATATCCAACCTTTGCAAATAATACTGGCGTAACTTCGGTTGGTATTCCAACCTTTGCAAATAATACTGGCGTAACTTCGGTTGGTATTTCAACTAATAAGATTGTATTTGTTCCAGATCCTGGAAACTTGGGTATTGGAACCACCAATCCCCAATCAACATTGCAAGTTGGATCTGCAATTACAATGTACGGTCCTACTGGGATCGTTAGTGCAGTTGCATTCTATGGTGATGGATCTAACCTTATAGGGGTTAATGCTTTTAATGTTATTCCTCAGGATTTAACGGCATCTCCCGTATATCCAACATTTGCCAATAACACTGGTGTAAGTTCAGTTGGTATTGCATCAACTGGATTTGTTTATATTCCTTCAACTGGTAGTGTTGGTATTAACAGTGTCCAACCAGCGTATAAACTGGATGTTGGAGGGGATATAAATATCTCAGGAACTTATAGAGTTAATGGTCGTAGCGTTCTTGATGACGCTTTGATTTATTCCATTGTATTCGGATAGTATAAATGGCGAACGTATTCAAACTCAAAACGAAGGCAAACGTAGGAGTGACTACGGTTTCAGTTTATACTGTTCCAGCAGCAACTACAACAACGGTAATTGGAATCACACTTGCAAATACTTCTGGTTCTGGTATTAATGTAGGTGTAGGTGTAAGTAGAGTTAGTTCAGATAGCATCAAACTTCTTAAAAATGTTCCCATTCCACAGGGATCAACTTTGGATGGTATTGTAACTGCTACTTCATTTGTTGGCGATGGATCTCAACTTACTGGTATCAGTGGATTTGCAACAGCACTTTCTTCGAGTCAATCATCACCACTTTTTCAGGTTTTTAAGACTCCAAAGGAACTTAGGATTGCTGCTGGAACTTCTATAAGTGTTGAAGTTGGATCTGACGAAGGTAGCGTAGCATTCACAAGAGCAGGTGATATTGTAGTTGCTTCTGGTGCGACTTTTAGAATCGCATCTGGAACTACATTAAGAACTAATATTCTTGACCTCTTCTAGGTAGAACTATGGCACTTACTAAGATACAAGGTGGAGTTATTAATAGTGGTACTAATATTCAGGTAGGAGTTCTTACTGCTACCGATGGTATTAAGGGCATTGGTATTCATTCTGGTGGTATTGCTGTTCATAGTGGTATCATTACTGCATTGAACTTTGTTGGTACTGGTAATACTTTTGCAGTTCATAATAATCAGGTAGATATTAGTATTTCTGGTGGTGGTGGAGCATCAGTTGTTTATGATGCTACGGTGTTTGCGTATAAGAATGTGATTGATTCTAATATTGATCTTGATCTACCACAAAAGACTGCTGTGATTTATGCTGATCCAGATGTAACTGTGGATATTGAATCTGGATCGACACTGAGTGTTGGTGATGGAGTATTTTTTAGCATTGTAGATATATGACAATCCCAGTTCAGTTAGGTTTTGTTGATAATACTTTTCGTGATACTCAAAAGAATGTGATAGAATCTAATATTGATATTGAACCACCTTATAAAACATCCTTTATACTTCACGATGAGGATGTAACTGTTGATGTTGAACCTGGATTTCAGTTGAGTGTTGGTGATGGTTGTATTTTGATTATAGAAGAAAACTAATCTAAATAACTAAAAAGTAAGTTTAAGATGTCAACATTAAGAGTAGATAATATTAAATCAAGAACTGGGACAGTTGTTACTGTTCCTGAAACCAATACTCTTGCTGTGACGGGTATTGTTTCTGTAACAAGCACTGGTAGTATCACTAACGCTGGTAACTTTACGAACAGTGGCAATCTTACGAACAGTGGTAATCTGACAGTTACTGGCAATCTAAATGCCACTGCTGGGGTTATTACTGCTTCTAATCTTAATGTAACGAATA